GTTCAAACCCAAACCAAGCCACAATATTTCCAAAAAAAAGAAAACCATTGTTTAAGGAATCATACGATATAAAAATATGCAACTATATCATAATATAGTAAAAAAAACGGGGGAGTACCATTGGGGGCTTCAGCAACCATAAACACCTTTTTCTTTATGGGCCTCAAAACTCCCCCTTTTTTTACCACTACCAAAAAAAATAATACTTTTAACACTATTTTTAATATGACTACTCACTACTGCCAACTATGCGGAAAACCATACACAAAACAACACAAGAACCAACGATACTGCAGCGAGGACTGTAGCAAGGAAGCCCGCAGACTCAAAAACCGGATATACTTCAGCCGATGGTACACCAAGAACAAGACCTACTGCTGGGCTCGTAAAAAAGGCACCGGCACACTAGGCCCACACCGCCACACCACCGACAAGGAAGAGTACGAGGCGATCCAAACAGAACTCCGCAGACTACGACTCAGGTAATACTGCTTTGAGTGTATAATAACAGAACCCAAAAAAAAAGATAGTCAGGGAGGATAGGATGAGTGGAGTCGAATGCCTACACGAAGAACAAATACAAGCCCAATCACGTAAAATAACCGAACTAGAAACAAGGGCGGATTTCAAAGACAAACGAATCGATGAATTATACACTAAGATGGATAAGATGGAAAACAAACTAGACAAGCTTAATGAGAACGTCAATCAATTATTGATACAATCACGGCAAGGAGACACCGACCTCGAATTAAGACTCAAAGCCATCGAAACCGAACTCGCACTACAAAAACAAACCAACATCGACAACCACAACAGGATAAGCAGCCTATTAGCAATCATTGGTGTCGGATTAACAATCATAACTATCTTGATTAACGTTTACTTCAACATAATACACTAACCCCTTCATTAGAGAAAATAAGATAAATAATGGTGATAATATGGCAATAACCGAATGGCACGAACCTATACACGAATGTCAAAAAGGAGAAGTACAAAGGGAACGATGCTATTTAGAGCCATACTTTTTCTTCATTGGAGAATTAAAAGATTATTCTCAATTATTGCAATATGCCTATGATAAAAAATACCGACCTAATACACACTCAACCCACACTCAATATGATGAGTTCCTTGAGAAACATCCTATCTGTTTTCATCCATATGATATTAAAAATGAAAAGCCCCCTTCTTACAATCAATTGAAAGAATGGAATAGAGGACAGAATACTACTTGTGATGAAAAACACAATTGGAATGCGAGAAGGTCAAGCAAAAGGAATGAAGTCAACAGATTAGCCGAAGAAAACCTTGCAGCACAATTAACCGAAGACTTACCTTATTTTTATGAATGTGTCAAAAGAGGTTTCAAAGAAGTGGATGAATCTGTTGAAAACGCAAAGATGATGGGAAAATTCACACCACATCAAGCAGAATCTGCAACCAAAGGAAGAAACAATGCAGTCAACAGTTTACTTCAATTAACTGGTAAAGACAAGAATTATAATGTCAAAGCAGATGTTGATGCAGAAACCAAAGTAGAATACTCTAATGTGGATAATTTACTGGAGGCATTCCATGCAAGCAAAGCCGAATGGGACAAACACAAACAACAACAATAATAATATCTTGCACCTTGGAGCATTCAGCTACAAAGCACAAAGCTTCATCTATGACAGTGATGCTTTCATCAATATTGCACATGGAAGTGTAAGGAGTGGTAAGACAATCGCAGCAACATTCCGCTTCCTACTATTCGTATTAGAATCCGATTACTACGAATTCATGATAAGTGGTAAAACAAGGGATACTATTGAAAGGAATGTAGTCCGTGACCTAATCCGCATGATAGACGGCAGAATACCCTACGTTTATCGGAAGTTCGACAACTACATCGAAATAGCCGGCAACAAAATATGGCTAATCGGTTTCAGTGACGAAGGAGCAACAGAAAAGGTAAGAGGAATGACAGTAGGCGGATGGTACGCAGATGAAATAACATCCGCTAGTAAATCCACTGTTGAGATGGCCATAACAAGGTGCAGTGTGGATGGAGCACAAATGTTCTGGACCATGAACCCCGAAAGCCCCTACCATTTCATCTACACCGACTACATTACAAACCAGGAACTCCTAGACAGTGGAACAGTCAAATGTTGGCACTTCACACTAGAAGACAACCTACACCTAAGCCAAAGATACATTGAAGAGTTGAAGAGAGTTAATCGTAAAAGCAGAATCAATTACAAACGAAACATACTAGGAGAATGGGTAATCGCCGAGGGAGTAATCTATGACAGCTTCGACGAAAACATCCATGTCTTCCATGACGATCTAACTTCAACCTTCGATGAGATTAATATCTGTTGTGATTATGGAGTATCTACTGTGACAACTTTTGGAGTGATGGGAATATTCAAGAATACAAAAGAGGGCAACACTTACTACCTGCAAGAAGAAACCTATTACGATGCAACTGTGAAAGGAGTAGCCCAATCAGATAGTGACCGTGTAAATGATATTCTCCGATTGCAAGACAAGTATGGATTAGGTAAACGAAGCACTATCTACTTGCCACACGATGCTGCAAGTCTGAAAGCCCAATGCAAACAAGACCCTCGCATACGGATGAAAGTACGAACCTATGCCCCTGATACTTTCAAGGACATAACAAGGATACAGGACTTGTTCAACAATCAAAGGTTCTTTATTCATGAATCCTGTAAGAATAGTATAACTCAAGCTCAAACTTATTGTTGGGATACCAAAGCCCAACAACGTGGCGAGGATAAGCCTTTGAAGGTGGATGACCATTGCCCGGATATGTGGCGTGGCGGTTTATTCGGTTCCAGGTTAAGCCGAAGAGGACAAAAGATTAATGCGTGATATATTATGACAAAGAAATCTGATAGTTTTATAGTGACAATCGACAACGAGAACGAGTACCATGTTATCGACAATCTTGAATTGGAGAAACATGCATTGAAAGCAGATATCGACCCCGCGACTGGGAGTAAACAAGTAGTGGATGAAACCTACAAGATGGGACATAACATCCTGAACCCAAAGTACAACCCATATGACCTTGTAGCATTACTAGACTTGTACACTTATCATGCAAGTTGTGTGGAAGCGGTCGCAATGGATGTCAGCGGTATCAGTTACACATTGAAACCAGTTGAGAATGTGGAACCTATTGAGGCGGAAAAGGAACGCTTCATTACTGTGTTAGATAACTGCACACCAAGTATTAATACTCATTTGCAACGCCTTGTTTATGACCGCAGAGCAATCGGTTACGGTGCATTGGAAGTGATAAGGGAGGATAAGTCTGATTCTGATATTATCAGGTTGAAGCATATTCCAGCTCAGACTCTCCGCAGACACGCTGACCTTAAAAGAGTCTTGCACACTACACCATCTGGCAAACGCGTATGGTTCGTAATCTACGGCAAAAACTATGATGAATATGGTAACAAGTGTGATGTTCATGCAGATACTGGCGAATTCCACCCATATAATTCATTGGAGCCTCATGAGAAAGCCAACGAATTACTGTGGAGCATGGAGTATGCTCCTGGTACTGATTATTATGGCAGACCGCCAATAGTCAGTTGCCTTGGTTCAATTAAGGGGGATATTGGAGCAGTCAAATACAACAACAGCTTCTTTGAGAATTATGGAATGCCGAAATTCGCTATTACTGTGACTGGTGACTTCGCAGATTACGATGTAGATCCAGATGATGAAGACTATGACATCACACAAACACTTCGTTATAAAATCGGTCAGCAGATTAAGGAAGTCATTAAGAACCCACATTCCGCTATATGTATCACAATCCCAAGTGAGGGTGAAGAAGGTAATGTTGACTTGAACATCACACCTTTATCTGTGCAGACCGAGGAGGGTCATTTCCGTATGTATCGTAAGGATACCCGTGATGAGGTTATCCATGCTCACCATATGGACCCTTCAAGATTAGGTGTCTTTGATAGTGGTAACCTAAACGGCAGTAACTCCGA